AGCAATTGGAATTACGTCATGACAGAGATGATATACACGACTTCCAGGTCTAAGCATAAAGCCTTTCTGCTGGAGTTTTGCACAGTTATCAATTCTGACAAGTTCGTAATTCAATTGCATCTTTTCTTCTTGACGGGCAGCGATAGACTTACATCTTTCAACTATCCCGCCATCAAGGGGAACCATAAAGTTTAATTGGGCTCCCCAGTTTTCATTTAGAACATAACCTTCAGGATCAGCCGGTATTTTAGGCTGAACATGATTGCCCATATAGAATGGGCTAAAGGTCATCGTTGCTCCGTTACAGGATATGTTCGGGCCGTAACTCTGACGAGATGGGGCTCCGTTGTTTTGGAACTGTACGGCTTGATTTGTAACGTTTCCAGTAGCTGCTGCCACAGGATTTGATACATTCTTGGTTTCTCCCTCTTCAGCATATGCTGGTACTCCTATTGCGAGAAGACTGATAATGATGTAGTGGTAGAAGTAGTTTCGATTTCTCTTTCTACTTCTGTTAGAGATAATACTTGACTTGCTGCTCTTGTTGTTATCTCCAGGGTGAATGGGTCGCCTACTGTATGAATTGTAAATACCGAGTCGGAATCTACAATACCTCCAGAGGTTGCTGAAGTATGAGTGATGTTTTCTCCAGTCCATTTGTTTAACGCAGAACCATAGGTTGTTGTATCTATGGTTTCCGTTATTTCTTGGGTGGTAGTTGTTGTGCTCTGCATTGAGCCTTGGGTGAAATTGGGTGTTACCAATTCCGCTCTTGCTACCGTGGGTGATAACAGCATTAAGAGTAAAAGCCATTTTTTCATTCTTCTTTCTTTTTAGCCATAGGACAATTTACGGGTTTACCTTTACCATCTTTATTACCAGTGGTCAGGCCAAAAGTGGCCAGGGCTCCCGTAAACACGCTGGCAACGAACGTGATATCTGAGTTCCCAGCCTTCTTGATCATTGGTAATTCTACATAGTTGAGTGTTATGATAAACCCAGACCAAACGACAACGCCAAGTCTGACGAATGTGCCAAGGATCTGGATTTGGGCTTCTTGGTCCTCTATTCCGTCTTTAAGTTTGCGGATAAGTCCCTTTTTTTCTTCCGGTTTTCCTTCCATTTATCAATCTTGCCTTGTAAGAATTTCTGAACTTTCTTCTTAATTGTATCGAAGAAAGGTGTCGCAAGTGTGGTGGTAGCTACAGCAGCTACGGCTGCATAAGTAGCAGTTGCCACAACCTCAGCAGTTGGTACTGGTAACTGTATATCTATAATAGGTATGTCTATTTTAGGAGGTACAGGAGTCTCTGTCTCTTTAGCCTCTGCCTCCACCCCCTCAGGGGCCTCCAGATCGCTCGGAGGCACCACTATAGGGGGAAAGGATGGTATATGAGCCGAAGGCACCTTCAGGGGGATTGTAGGTGGGTTTGGGATAGGTGGTGCTTTAGGTATTATTAGTGTTGGTATTTTCAATAAGGTGATGTACCTAAAATTGAAGTATTCCATTGTGCTTTAAGAGCAGCAGGATCTGAAGCAGCAGCAATAGCTGAATCAGCTGGTGCATCTCTTAATGCTTGCCTCTTGGCTGCTACTGCAGCTGTATCACCAGACGCTTCTAAAGTTTTATTAAACTCAGCATCTAGAGCAGGGAACTTCTCTTTTCTAGCATTTCTAATATTCTTTTTATGTATCTCTCTGGCTTTCGCCATGTCAACTCCGAATCCCATAATATTAAGGTGTATAAGTCCAAGCGTCTCTGAATGACCTATCTGTAGGTACAACACTCTTATCTACAATATAAGAGGTTACTCCATCAGGTACAACTTGAGATTGTAATTGTTCGATTGTTAAATCAGGATTATTAGGTGCAGGTACGACAATATTTACACCATTAGAATCTGTATAAATAATCCTTTTATTTGTATCTGCCATAATTAACGTACCACCATGAGATTGATGTGATCAAAGTCTTTATAACCTTGACTATAATGTTCAGTAGTGAATCTGCTAGCACTTGCAGTATTAGCAGTATTTGTATCCCAAGGTGAAGTTACAAATGTGTAAGTATGATCTTCACTGTATTGTCCAATAATACTACCAACTATTGCATAGTGTGCATCAGGCATTGCTGTTGAAAAGTTTACTGTGTATTGACCTGTGCCATGATCTGTAATGCTACTGACATTACCATGTTCATCTATAGCGACAGTGCTTGTCCCATTAAAGGTGCACCATGCTCTAACTCCATAACCAGTAACAGTTGAGCCATAGCCTGAATCAAACTTAAGATCATTATCTACTTCTAAATCAGTAGCTACTTTTAAAGCATTGACTTTACCATTAGCATCTAATACAAGGTTATTACTTGAAGATGAAGGATGTTTTAAATTAGTTGTTATTAATGTGCTCATGCTCCTACCTCCATTAAAGTAATTTGTGAAAAACCAGGACTAGAATAATTCCCATCATCACCACTAGTTGTTCTATTTAACGCCCAGCCATAACCACTATTACTTGTCATACCTTGTGCTTTGTATGTAATAGCTGATGTTGTTGAAGGACTATCAAGATATTGAATTGTACTTGGCTCAGATGAATAATCAGTTGTTCTGATACTCCACCAAACACCATCTAGTTGATTATTATGACCTGACTCTTTAACACCACCAGCTCCACTAATTGCAGAACCATCTTTAACCACTCTTGCTAGAAAAGTATGATTATCTTGCTTACTGATTGATATTGTACATGTAATTAAAATTTTACTTGAAGTTGCAGAAGGTGTTATCGTTGCTGTAACTCCAGTTAAATCCACATAGCTTGTACTAGTACTAGATAAATGTGAAGTTGAATTTGCATGTACTACTTGTAGGATCTTACCTGCAGCAAAACCTGTATTAGGAATTGTATGTGTTTGACCATTAGCTTCATCGGGTGCTTTTATTTCTATATAACCGGAAGTAGCTCCGTTGAGTCTTAATATTCCACTCATCCTGCTACCTCCATTGCTATCATTGTTGAAGAACCACGACCATCATACGCTGCTCCGTCTACATCACTATGAGTACGGTTTAAATAAGTATAATAATTAGTACTATAATTACCTACTTGTATTTTATAAGTTGTTGCACTTGTAGTGTTTGGTGAATCTAAATAATTAATACTAACTTGAGATATATGCAGAGCGTCTTGACCTGCATTTCCACTATAATCAGTAAGATATTTAGTACAACCTATCCTATTACTTGCATCAGCTCCTTCAATGGCAACAGTAGATCCACGTACTAACCAGAGAAAACCTGCAAAGGCGGCACTCTGCGCATAGTTTAAATCACACAATATAAGTACTTTACTACTAGATGAGCTAGGTGTTATAGCAACTGATATTCCTAAGTCTACCCCTTGAGTTGAAGAAGGTGCAGAAGTTACGGATTTAGTATCTGTTACTTCTGTTTGTACTACTTGTAAAATACTTCCGGCAGCCATCGCTGTATCTGCCATCCGTGTTGTTATGCCTGTTAAAGCATTACTTGAAATTACTGCCATTATACTATACTCCAATTACCACCGGAAGGTATAGTCACTGTTGCTGACAGTGTTATAGGACCAGCAGATAAGAAATTTTTACCTGTTGCTAGGGTGTATGCGTTTGAAATTGTTTGATTATTTTGCAACATACAACCATCTGCTACAGTAACAATATGAGAACCTGATACAGTTAAATTACCATTTATAGTACAGTTTCCTGAACTATCTAAAGTGATAGCATCGCTGCTAGCTCCTGAATGCCTGTAGGTATCGGCTACTACTTTACTCATGTTCCTACCTCCATTGCTGTTATAGTCGATGTACTAGTACCGACATCATCGCCATACGATGTTGCATGAACAGTATTTAGTTTCAGTGTTGCATCATCAACTGCCCAATACAAACCATAAGTTGTACTACTTGTAGTACTTGGTGAATCTAAATAGTTTCCCGCGAAATGCCAAGTATCTACATCACTCCAATCTCCTGCTGATACGCCAGCATTACTCATAAATCTAAAGTGTGTACATCTAGTATGATCACCGCTGGCATCACCTATATTGATATCAGTAGTACTTCCTCTTGCTAATCTTAATCTAGTATAAGCGTTTGTATCTGTTCCAATCGCAAGATTATACATAATCCATATCTTATTACTTGAAGATGTAGGAGTTATACTCACAGTGAGTCCTGTTATTAATGCAAAAGAAGAACTACTAGTTGATACGATATCTTTTTTAGTTGTGGATTGAATTTGAAGGATCTTACCACCACCAGCTTCAGCCCAAGTGTTGTTTCCACAAAGAAATGTAGAAGCTGAGGCTGTGCCTGAAGTTGTTGCTATTTCTGTAGCAGTAGGACCAGCCCAACTGGTAACCCCACTGCCATTACTTTTTAAAAACGTATTCGCTGCACCATCATCTACTGGGAGAGTTAACTGAACTGCAGCATTACTTGTTGTATTGGCTGGCGCCTT